AGAACAAATGACAGACGCTGGTAAGGTAAATAATCTAATTGATGAGTCTCGGATGTATAAATACATGGAGGATGAGATCATTGATGAAGTGATGAGCTACATCAACTCTACCTACGGTCAACACTATGTAGGTAATGGAGAGATTCAGACAGTAGACTTCTGGGAATCTCTTGGATCACTCGAAACTACTGCTCGGGATACTGCTATCAAGTATCTTGCTCGCTTCGGCAAGAAGGGTGGTAACAATCGCAAGGATCTACTCAAAGCTATCCACTACATTATTCTTATGATGTATGCAACACGTGAGGAAAACAATGAAACACATTCTGGGTTCTAATTCAAAATCAACACTATCAGCCGTACAGGAAGGGGATTCACAGCCTAACGCTGTCGATCTTCGCCTTGGTAAAGTATTCAAGATCCGTCCGCAGACATTCATCATTGACGAACAGCAGAAGGTCCATCGTGGGTCTGCTGAGGTCAAGGTAGGTGAAGATGGGTATTATACTTTGACCGAAGGTCACTATGAAGTTGTTATGCAAAACATTATCACCGTAGGTGAAGGTGAAGCAGGGTGGGTGATCACACGATCCACTCTCAATCGTAATGGCGTATTCCTAACAAGTGGTTTGTACGACAGTGGCTATAATGGCGTAATGGCTGGTGTTATGCACGTATCGTGTGGTCCAATGAAGATTGCTCCTGGTACAAGGATTGGTCAGTATCTTTCGTTTGATGCAGAGGCTTTGTCGTCCTATGATGGCTCATATGGCCTTGGTAAGGAACATGATGAAAAGTATGTTGATCAAGACATCTTTGCTAAGCCAGAAAACGAAGTTGTTGAGATCGAAGAAAAGCCTGTAAAGCGTAAGCGCGGTCGCCCACCCAAGAAGAAGGATTAATATTATGGAAATTAAAGTAGCAGTTGAGGAGCTTAAGAAGCGAAAGCTATTTGTAGCTGCTCCAATGTATGGTGGACAGTGTGCTGGTATGTTTACTCGCTCGATTGCAGATCTATCTGCTCTGTGCACTCATTATGGAATTCAGGTTCAGTTCTACTTCCTGTTTAACGAGTCGCTAGTAACGCGAGCTCGTAACTATTGTGCAGACGAGTTTATGCGGTCTGAGAATACACATATGATGTTTATTGACTCAGATATTGGGTTCAATCCTCATGATGTGATTGCACTGCTCGCTCTACAGAATCCTGATCACACCGAAGATGATTATGACATCATCTGTGGTCCGTATCCTAAGAAGTGTATCTCATGGGAAAAGATTACCGAAGCTGTCGATAAGGGATTTGCTGATGAAGATCCCAATGCACTCGAAAACTTCGTAGGTGACTATGTATTCAATCCAGCTGATGGTAAGAATCAGATCCCTCTTGGCGAGCCAGTAGAGGTTCTAGAAGCCGGCACCGGCTTCATGATGATTCGTCGTAATACTTTTGAGAAGTTTGCTGAAACGTATCCTCAGTTCCTGTACAAGCCAGATCACGTTCGTACTGAACACTTCGATGGTTCACGTGAGATCATGGCATACTTCGATGCTCTGATTGACGATAAGTCACAGAATCTTGTACCTGAGATTACAGCATTCTTTGATAAGAATCCTAATGCAACGAAGGATGAGATCATCGAATTCCTTGCTGATAAGCGGACTGGTATCGTAAAGGAAACCTACTCTAACCGTTATCTGTCGGAAGACTATATGTTCTGTCAGTGGGTTCGCAACGCAGGACTTAAGGTATGGCTATGTCCATGGATGAAGCTTCAGCATGTAGGCTCTTATGTATTCGGTGGTTCGCTGGTTGACCTTGCACAGATCGGTGCATCAGCAACCACAGACGTTACGAAGTTGAAGAAGAAAAAGAAGTAAGGAGTATATTATATTATGATGCTAGATATTGAAAAGACTGTAACTGTAACTGATCAAGTTGAACTAAACGAAAATAACTTTAACGAAGTTATTAAAGAAAAATTCAATCTTGGGCCTAAGTGTCAAAAAGCAAGGATTCTTAGAGATCTTATCGCCGCCAAGAACAACAATGAGTTTTTACCACGTAGATACTTTAAGAATAAGGGTATTCACAGCTTCGATGCTCGCCGTTGGGAGCTGGAACATATGCATGGTATCAAACTTGCGCGTTCATACACACGCTTGTTTGATGGTGACGGGGCTTTGTGTGTCATTACTGGCTATCAGGTAGCGTAGAGGAGTATATTATATTATGAATCTTGATGTGAAAACCATTCAGACGCTTAAGGCGTTCTCAATGATTAATCCTTCTCTTTTGTTTAAGCCTGGAAGTGTGATCAAGACGATCTCACCTTCGAAGACAATCCTTGCCAAGGCAACCGTACCAGATAGTTTCGATCGCGAGTTTGCTATCTATGATCTGATGCGGTTCCTTGGCTCGTATACAATGTTTGAAGAAGCAGATCTTGACTTCCAAGATAAGTCTGTTGTTATCAGCTCAGGCAAAGAGAAGATTAATTATCTGTATGCTGATCCTGCTGTTGTTGTCTCGCCTCCTGATAAGGAGCTAGTTGCTGACAATCCTGTCGTAACTTTTGAGTTGACAAATGATATGATTCAGCGTACATTGAAAGCTCTAGGTATGATTGGAGCGCCAGAGATCTCTATTACTGGAGAAGCTGGTACTGTTTACCTTGAGGCGTTGGACTCTCGTAACTCGTCAAGCTCAACCTATCGTGTTGAGCTAGGGAATACGAATAAGACGTTTCGTTTGATTATGACAGCTGACAAGTTTAAGCTGCTTCCATGTGACTATAATGTAGTCGTGACAGATCGATTTGCTCACTTCAAGGGTGAAAATATCGAATACTGGATTGTGTTGGAAGCTAACTCAACTGTTGACTGATATGTGGAGCTTATATTATGGAAGAATTTTTGTGGGTCGAGCGTTATCGACCAAAGCGGGTAAGTGACACTGTACTACCCGCAGAGCTTAAAGCTGTATTTCAACAGTTTGTAGATCAACGAAACATTCCCAATCTTATCCTGGCAGGAGGACCAGGCATCGGTAAGACGACGATTGCCCGCGCGATGTTGGAAGAGCTGGGCTGTGACTATATTGTTATTAACGGATCGATGAATGGGAACATCGATACATTGCGTAATGATATCCTTGAGTTTGCATCTTCTATGTCATTGGAAGGGGGACGTAAGTATGTCATCCTCGATGAGGCCGACTACCTAAACGCAAACTCTACACAGCCCGCTCTTCGTAACTTTATGGAAGAGTTCTCAAAGAATTGTGGGTTCATTCTTACATGTAACTTTGTGCAGCGAATCATTGAACCTCTTCACTCGAGGTGCTCTGTTATCGACTTCAAGTTGCCTAAGAAGGAACTTCCTGTACTTGCATCTCAGATGATGCAAAGAGCAGTTACTATTCTCGATGATAATCAAATTCCATTTGATAATGCTGCTGTTGCTGAAGTTGTTCGTAAGTATCTTCCTGACTGGCGCAGGGTGATTAACGAGCTACAACGTTACTCAGCTACGGGTCGAATCGACAGTGGTATCCTTGCTAACACTACTGCAGAGTCGATTACGCAGCTGATTGATGCTATGAAGGATAAGAACTTTAGTCAGGTGCGTAAGTGGGTTGGTCAGCATTCGGATACTGATAGCGTAACTCTCTATCGTCAGTTTTATGATAACGCCAGCCAGTACTTTAAGGCAGCTTCTATTCCTCAGTTGGTATTGATTCTTGCAAAGTATCAACATCAGGCAGCATTCGTTGCTGATCATGAGATCAACAATGCAGCGTGTATGCTCGAGATTATGATCGACTGTGAGTTTGAGTAATGAATCCGTTTGATTTTGTTAACTCGATCAACAACGGCAAGTATGTAATGGATGATGATGCAAAGGAGCAAGCATATACACCATTCCTTGTAAACAGAGCTCTTTCATACTTTCCCGACACAATCGTCGCTGCAAATCGTGCAAACATGATGCATGATGCTGATAATAAACTTCAATATGACTATCTGATAAATACTATTAAGCCTCGTAAGAGGTTTAGTAAGTGGGCTAAAAAGCATGAAGATAGAGATATTGACTTTGTAATGGAGCACTATAACTACAGTTACGAAAACGCGGTAACAGCGCTATCACTACTTACTAAACAACAATTGGAAACTATAAAAAATAAATATAATAAAGGTGGAATACAATGAGTTTAGTAGATAGTCTAGTCGAGGTAAGGCTCGGCGAGCAGGACGACTTTCTCAAAGTTAAAGAAACGTTAACAAGGATTGGCGTTGCCTCTCGCAAGGATCAAACGCTGTTTCAGTCGTGCCATATTCTTCATAAGCAGGGTAAGTACTACATCGTACACTTCAAAGAGCTGTTCATGCTTGACGGCAAGCCTGCAAACTTTTCGGACGATGATAGGGGCCGCCGTAATACGATTGCAGCACTGCTCGAGGAGTGGGGTCTTGTAAAGATTGTAGATCCCGCAAAGGTAGAACAAGAAAAGCTACCTCTTAGTCAGATTAAGATCCTCCCATTCAAGGAAAAGAATGAATGGACACTCGTACCAAAATATAACATTGGACGTAGTAAATGATACCGTTTAGCGCTTTTAAATCATCTCTTGATCGTGATGAGAAGTTCAAAAAAGCACAAAAGAATAGACCCTACGATCACGTAGAGGCGCATCAAGCGGTTCAGTTTCTTGCTAGTAAACATCGTTCATATTCAATGGGTGCTGCTAACTATCATTATCTAACAGGTCATAGTGATAGAAGTCGTATTGAGAAGCATTATAATAAGACTGTTGCTCCTCTTATCAAAAAACATGGCATGCCAAGCCCTAGTGATAAGAATTGGCATAAGGTTGAGAACGATTTAGTCAATAATTGGAAAAAAGAAAAGCGTATCGACTAATCGTTCAAACAAACCGGTTGACTTTAATCGATAAAGCTAATATATAATATACATGCTTGAGTGGATTAAGATAAGAGACGAAGAGACTTGTGAGGTTTATCACGAGCTATACGATCACAATGTATCCGATACTGTTGTTACAATTCGGCA